CTTCCTCACCAACGATTCCAGAATAAGCATTTCCCTTACCTGTAGGTAATGGACCATCACACCCTAAGCCAGGATCGTTATCATCACCGTAAGAGTAGCCACGAACATTATAGTTGTTATTCTTTTTACCTATTTTGGTAATATCATTCTCTGATTCTTTAAAGCCGCCCTTTTCTTCAGGACCACCTTGCTTTTCTAAATCAGCGTTTCCTACTTCACCTTCTGGTACTTTTTGCTCAGTTACAACAACTTTATTGAAAACATCACTATAAATTTCTCCTAGATTAGTGAGATCATTGTTTTTAGACATACAATTATTTATACTAGAGATAAATATTTTACATGCCTCAGCAGGATAATATGTATTATATGGGTAATAAAAACTTACCCAACGTTAATTGGAAGGGCGAATATACTAAAGAACAAGTAAAAGCTTTAACAAAAGCGCATAAAAACATTTTATATTTTGCGGAAAATTTCTTTTATATTGTCAACCTAGATCGAGGTCGTGAAAAGATTGAGTTGTATAAAGCTCAAAAGAGAGCTCTTAGAAAGATGAGAGACAATAGATTCTTTATTCAACTAGCTTCACGTCAGATAGGTAAATCGACTATGATGACCATTTATATTCTATGGCAGGCTATCTTTAATAGTGATCAGAGAATATTATTAGTAGCTAACAAAGAGGCGACCGCGATAGAAATCTTCCAACGAATTAGAATGGCTTATGAGGAGTTACCTAACTGGTTAAAATCCCCAGTAAAGGAATATGCTAAGACATCTATGACGTTAGAGAATGGATCACGTATAGGTATTACAACTACTACCGGTACAGCTGCTCGTGGTCAATCCGTTAACTGCCTTGTTATTGACGAGATGGCATTTATTGAGCCTCACTTAGTAGAAGAGTTTTGGAAGTCGGTCTTTCCTGTTATTACATCTTCTAAAAAGTCCAAAGTGTTTGTTTGTTCAACTGCTAACGGTACTGATAATCTATTTTATAAATTATACGCTGGTGCTGAGTCTGGTGAAAATGGTTGGGCTTATGATAGAATTTTATGGGATGAGGTACCAGGTAGAGATGAGGTATGGGCTAATAATACTAAACAAGCTATAGGCTCACATGATGCTTGGCTTCAAGAATTTTGTTGTCAGTTTATAAATTCAGGTGAATCTTCTATTGATGATGAGTTATTTGAAAAAATGCAGACGCAGGTTTGCGAACCAAAAATAGTTTTAGATGATGGTCATTATAAAATTTGGGAAGAAGCAGATTCCTCTAGAGTATACGCTGCCGGGGTGGATACAGCAGAAGGTGTAGGAGTTGATTCTTCCGTAATTCAAATATTCGATATTACTGATTTAAGAGATATTAGACAAGTAGCATGCTATAATAATAATAAGATACCTCCAGCAGAATATACTAATAAGGTATATTCTATTTTACGTAACTATGGTTCTCCATTAGCTTTAATAGAGAGAAATGGGCCTGGTGCGCAAGTGGTAGATAGATTGGCAAACGACTACGGTTATGAAAAGCTTGTATCATATGGAAATGCTGCAGCACATAGAAGAAAGGTAATGCAAGGTATGATAGCGCATACAAACACTAAATATAAAGGTGTTCTTAATATGCGCTATTATATTAATGAAGCGCGTTCTGTCACTATTAGGGATGAAGAAACGCTTAAAGAATTAAAATCGTTCGTTAGATATCCTAATGGGACTTGGAAAGCGAGACAAGGTTATCATGATGATAAGGTAATGGCTACCCTCTACTCTCTATTCATATTAGAAAAAGAGATTACAGAACGTTTCTTTGAAATAATAGAATTAGATGATATGGGTAAGCCTCTAGTATTAGAACCTATGGATTATGGTATTCAGTACTTCGAGGATGCGACTTCTATATATTCTGATAATGAAGTAGTAGGATCTAATAATATGCTACCACCAGTTGTATTTGGCATGGGTGATAGTCAAACGGAAGATGATATGGCTGAATTAGAAATGAATGGGTTTACCCCTCTTCAGTAATAAATATAGACATGGCAAGAAACGCTACACCTCAATCTATTCTTAATAAGTCTAGAACTGATAAATTTCTTTTAATTTTTGACGTACCACCAATTTTAAAGGATAAGCGATTTAGTTCGAATTTTAAAAGTGATAGCATATCAATAGTACCGGATTCTGTACAATTCTCAATATATGGCACAGCAGTACCGGAAATAACAGTACCCGCAGTCGAAAATAGGTACGCTGGAAATACACTATACCTTTCATCTCATTCAAAAAATTCATACCCTCCTGTAAATGTTAAATTTAAAATTGATAATGAATATAAAAATTACTGGGTCTTATATAATTGGTTAAATCTTTTACATGATCAAAGAGAAGGTAGATATAATGCTAGGGAAATTAATGTTGACAAAAACTTTGCTGATTATCAAACAAACCTTACAATAAAGGGAAAGGATGAATTTAATAACGACAGAATAAAATTTACCTATACAAAGGCATTTCCAACATCTATCGATTCAATTGATTATGACTATCAAAATACAGATGAGATAGTTTCCGGATTTACCTTTGTTTATTCACAACTTCACACTGAAATAGTAGATTTTTGAGTTTTTTGGGCCGAATTTAAATAAATAATTTTATGGCTCAAAGAACTATCACCTCACCAGGTGTTGAAATAAGAGAATCGGATTTATCTCTTATCGCACCACAGAATATAGGTACAAATTTTTATATTACAGGATTTGCTCAGCAAGGACCTTTGGATGAAGTTTTAAAAATTACTACTAGACAGGAATTAGACCAAGTTTTTGGTACTCCCACCACTTCTGCAGAAAGATATTTTTACTACTCTATAAGTGAGTTACTTAATTCTCCTGGAAATGTTTATGCTTCTAGACTTCCATACGGTGCAGATAGCGGTGATGGATTTGGCTCGCAATATTCTGCACTTGCTTATCCAGTAACAGCTGCTGATTTTGCCGGTGGAAAGGGTAGTTTAACTTTCTCTGGTTCAGGAGTTTACGTTTTAGGTGCTCCAACACACGTAAATCTTACAGAAGCAGAATATCTTAGTGCATTAGAAGGTACAGCATTTGATTGGACGGCTACAGGAAGTACTAAAAATGATTTATCCACGGTTAGTAATTTAGGAAAAGCTGGGTTAATTGTTCTTAATAAAGCACAAACTACTATTAATGAGCAATTTGAAGGTTATTATATTGGTGCAGTTGACAATACTAATCTCAACCCTGCTACTGATTTCAATGGTATCATAGATGTTAAGTCAGTAGCAAGTAATACTAAATTCTTGAGTGGTGCAGCATATACTACTTTACCTTCAGGTACATTACAGTTTAGTGTTTCAGCACCAGCACAAAATGGCGCTGCTAACAGTGTATCTGAGGTAATGGAGAATCTCACTCCTTATAATATTGACGGTAGGGAAGATGACGATGTGCTCAATTTAGGGGTGTTTAAGATTAGAAAGTCTATTTACGCTAATGAAGCATTTAAGTTAGATTATGTGTTAGAAGAAGGGTTAGTTGGTTCAGTTAACTACAATAGAACGCAGTTGAATCCTAATGGTGGTCCTAATAATCCATTTTATATTGGTGTTGCAGATAGTAACTCACGTAATGTTGAGGTACTTATAAATGACAATCTCAGTAATAGACTAAATGGAGGTGATGGATTAAATGCAGATGGTTCTACTACTAAAAAGGTACGCTTTAACAGCGCCGCGCTTCGATCATTAGCTGTTACAGATATCAATACTGTTGGTGTTACACAAACTTTTCTTACCGCTGCTAATACCCAGGGTGGTGATGCTGATTCGTTATTTGCTTTAGGAGCTTATAGTGATACAGCAGTAGATGATAAGGTCTTAGGAGATATTCCTACTAAGGTAGATAGAGCTTTAGAAGGAATTAGTAACGATGAGATCTACGACATTGATGTTGTAGTTGAAGGTGGTTTAGGGACTATTCACGCAGCCTCTGACGCAGCTGGTACTACTTACTATGATGAATATAACACCAATGCAGCTCTAACTACAGCTGTTAACGGATTACGTAAAAGTAGTGATATTACTGGAACGGCAAGAACTTTAAGAAACAACTACTCTACAATCTTTAATAAGTTTGAAAAGTTCTGCTCACCACCATACTTAGGTGGTGGAAGAGGTGATTGTATTTTTGTAGCGGATGTATTACGTCAGATTCTCGTTACAGGTGAGAAGACAAGAGTTCTTGATAACAAGGCAAGAAACTTCCAAACAGATGTTTACTGGCCGATTCGCCACCAGTTTGAGAATGAAAATACTTCTTACGCGGCGGTTTATGCACAATGGCCGTTAGTTTATGATAGCTATTCAGGTAGACAGGTATTCATTCCATTCTCAGGCTTTGCAGGTGCAGCAATGGCTAGAACAGATGCTGCAAACTTCCCATGGTTTGCTCCAGCTGGATTTACAAGAGGGTTAATTCAATTTGCTAACGATCTTGCAGTTAATCCTAACCAGAAGCAACGAGATGAGCTTTACAAGGCTAATATTAACCCAGTAGCAAACTTCCCTAATCAAGGTCAAGTTATATTCGGTCAAAAGACACTTAGTAAGAAGCCAAGTGCATTTGATAGAATTAACGTTAGAAGATTGTTCTTAGCACTTGAAAGACCTACTAAGAAAGCTTCTAGATTCTTCGTATTTGAACAAAATACAGAGTTTACTAGACAGAGACTTATTAATACCTTAACCCCATTATTCGAAAGAGCAAAGAACAACGAAGGTATCTACGATTACTTGATTGTTTGCGACGAAAGAAATAACACACCTGAAGTTATTGACGCAAACGAGTTAGTAGTTGATATCTACATTAAGCCAGTTAGAACTGCTGAGTTTATCTTAGTTAACTTCTACGCTACAAGAACTGACGCTAACTTCGAAGAAATCATCGGTTAATACAAATAACAATTAAATACTATTATGGCAACTACAATTCAAAACTTCTTCTCAAGGGCAGCTGAAAAGCAATTTGCAAGAGACTTTTTATTAAGAGTAAAGCAGATCAATGTTGAGGGCGTCTCATTTGATGGTGAGACAGATCTTCTATATGCTAAAACAGCTGCATTACCAGGTCGTACGATTGAGGATAAGACAGTTAACTACTTCGGTCAAGAGTTTCACGTACCGGGAAGATCTACTTATGCAAATGCTGCAGGTTATTCAATTGAATTCTTCCATGATGAAAACATAGATTTAAGATCAAAGTTTGAACTAGCTTCACGTAATGTGTTTAATAACGAAACTTCTACAGGTCAATATGGCATGCCAGGTGACGAATCTATTATTGCATTAGATGTAATTAATAAAGATCTTACTACAATAAAAACTATTGAATTAGTGGGTGCATCTGTAAGAGATGTTGGTGATATTGGTTATAGTATAGCAGATGGTACGGGAGATATATTGAACTTTACAGCAACTTTTGCATATCACTTCTACAGAGATTTTAGCTAATCAATATTAGCCATTAAATATATATAATGGCCAACGAAATAAATTCCTTCTTACAGGCATTTAGTAATGATACTAAATACTTTCTTTCGCATCCATTTCTCTGGAAAGTTAATATAGAAAGTAATGTTATAGGTGCAGTAAACCAAGCTTTATCCAAGGGTGGTGAATTTTGGAGAGCGTCTCAGATACCTAATAATTTTACTAGTAACGGAGATATTTTAGTTGCTTCTGAAGTTACTATTCCCTCTGAGCAATCTTCTTTTAGCGACTTCGGTCAAGAGAATAGGGGTGGATTTTTACCTGGTTATGGTATTACTCAACGTGAAAGTTTCTTAACTAGAAATATAACAGTTAATTTCTTAGAAACTGATACCGATTTAGAGCATACATTTTTTAGACCATGGACTATAGCTCTAGGAATAGATGGTCTAATCAATCAAGGTCTTAAATCTACCATCACATTAACACAGTACGATAATAGATTAAGACGACGAAAAGGTTACGTGTTTGAGGATGCTTTTCCAACTACCTGTGAAGGTTATGGTCTAACAAGAGGTCCTGGTGAATATATTCAAAAGACTGTAACATTCGCTTGTAAAAATTATAGACAGACTTAATTATATTATATGAACTTTACATTTGACCTTAATAGTAGAGAGGTAGAAGTAAAGGAGGTATTGTTTAAAGACATACGTAACCTTACGTTATATAGTGACAGCACCCTTAGAGGGAATATAGAGTTTTTAGAGCAATTTATTATCTCTAAAAATCTTAACATAGCTGAAAAATTTAAAGCGTATATGATCTTAAGGGAAAAGTGTGTAGGTGAGAATATAAGTGTAGGTTCTAATAAAGGTAATATTAATGTTAGCTTAGACTATATTAATAAAAATGTAGGTAGCTTTGATGAAATTGAAACTACTGAGCAAGTTGATAATCTATCCGTTACTTTTGATTATCCATATGAATTCAATTTAGGTAATACTGATTTTATTTTTTCTTGTATAAAGAAACTTAAAATGGACGACCAAACTATTGATATGCAATCGTTAGAAAAGGAGGAAAGACAAGATATACTTAATAAGCTTCCGAAGGACGTGTTTTATTTACTAGAAAAGTTTGTTAATAAAAATGAATCAAAGTTTAAATTTAATGTAATACAAGAAAGACCATCGTTAGATATTAAAAAAATTGATCTAAATCTTTTAAATCCTTCTACACCAATGTTTATATATAATATTTTTAATTGTATGTCTGATAGTGATTATAGAGAGATAATTTTTGTGTTAAGTAAGAGGATCGGTGATGTAAGTTTTTTGTTAAATTGCA